CTACTGGCTTTTGCTCCGTACCAATTTTGTACCACTTTCCAGCGATTTCAGCTTATCAAGCTCAGCCCAGTCGTTCGGCGAGTTGATCCACTTCGCATATGTCGAAAGCAGCACCTGCACGCTGTGCCCGAGTTGCGCGGCGATGAATGCCGGGTTCATGCCGGCCATCAGGCACATGGTCGCGTACGTATGGCGCGTGTCGTACATCCTGCGGCGGCGAATACCAAGCTTCCGCAGGGCTGCAAGCCAGTAGCGTTTTTGACTCGTCTCGGAGCGGATGAACATCTCCGAACGGTCGCCCGTCCCACTGGGCGCGAACACGTAATCTGAACGCGCCTCTGTGAGCGGTCTGGCTTTTTCGAGCGCATGCATGGCGCGATCGTTCAATAAGACGCTCCTGGAGCGCTTCGTTTTGGTGCGATCCTCGATCACTCCCCGGATCTGAATCCGGCAGACGTGCGCGATTTTTGATCGCCTGTCAATCTCGCTCCAGCGCAGCGCCATCACCTCTCCCGGGCGCATCCCAGTGTAAAAACAGAACTCGAAATAGGCGGCGTAAATCACGGTTAGACCGCTCGTCGATTCATATAGGTGAGCTATCAGTGAGTCGGCCTCTTCCTTGGTGAAGGGGTCAACCTCGCGTTTGGGTACCTTCGCCCCAGGTATGGAAAGTGCTGGGTTACGCGTGACAAGCTCGTCGGCCAGCGCCTGCTGGAAGATGGATACCAGAATGCCCACCACGCCTTTGCGGCGGCTGGGTGAGGTCCATTCGATCTCGTTCATGATCTTGCGTAGGCGGACAGACGTGATGGTGTCGATTGGAAGCTCCGCCAGGTACGGTATCCAGTACGTCTGCAGCGCCGATCTGTATCCCGACCTGGTGCCCTCAACGATCTGCAGGCTGTTCAGCCAGTCCTGGGCATAGTCGAAGAAGATCGGCACGGGCTGCTCCTGCACCACCACGCTGCGCGTGTTGGGGAACAGCTCGGCGTACTTCTCTGCGGTAAGTGCGCCGAGCTTATCAAGGCCCTTTACTTGAGCACGTAGACTCGCGGCTGCTGCGATCCCTTTCGCGGTCTGAGGGAGGGGGAGCGTCTCGCAGTAACGCTTCTTGTTCCAGGTGAAGCGGATTCGGATTGATCGCCCGACAAATTCAACCCCGGCCGGCAGGTCCACAGGCTTTCGATCCATTCGTCATATCTCCTTTTGCTGTACATGATCCTGCCGTTGATCTTCATCCACACCCAGTTGGGGATGATGCCCTTCTCACGCTTCCGCTGAAGCGCCTTCGCTGTACACCCCACCAGCTCGCCCATCCGCTTTTCGGTGACCTTGTCGTGCACATGGTCTTCGGGAAGATTCTCTGCTGCTGCCATCGCTATTCCTCCTGATTCGTCAGGTTCTGGTTGTCACGCCGATCTGTCACGTCAGCCTCTGCTGCCATGGCAGCGTCGATGTGCGCATCCGTATGGTTCATTGGCACATCAGCAGCCTCTTTCCACGCTCTTGAGCGCTGCAGCTTCAGCCACCTATACCGCTGGGCATCCTGTCGTAGGGCCTCAACGGTTGTGACCAGATCATCAAACGGTCCGACACCAGCCGCCAGTTTGGCGTTGTCCAGGTGGCGCCGGCGCGCATCGTTGGCTGAGGAGAGCGCTTCGTTCGCTGCCCTGACCCGGTCAATCTCCACCAGCGCAGCAGCCCAGCAGTCGAAGCCGTGCGCCTCACGCAGGTCGACCAGGTGTTGCTTGTGCTCGTGCAACCGCTCGATTTCCGCGAGCAGGGCCAGGATATTGGCCGGGTTCGCGCTCGCGATGAAGGCAGCATTGGCGCGGCACTCCGCATCCGTTTTAACGCGGCAGTTGGCGAAGGCCTGGGCGATCATCCCGCTGTTCTCATGCGCCACGTAGACGTGCAGGAGGTGGCCGTGTTGATTGATGTGCTCGCCTTCTGTGACCCACTGGCCGCCGGTAGCGGCTTGGGCCAGCGCCCGCAACTTGGCTCGATCTATGTTCATGACATGCTCCAGCGGCGGTTGAAATTGCACATGGACGCGTCAGCCTGCGCCTTCGCCTGATCGTGGTTCAGCCCACGTGCCAGGGCGGCGGCGTAGCAGCGGCTCCAGTGCTGGCACCTGAGTTCGTTCATGGTCACGGTCTATCCTCCCAGTCCCAGCTCAGCTTGGGGTCGATCGGCGGGTTCGCCAGCAGGGTATGCAGGTCCAATAGCGTGAAGTGGCCATCCATCCAGCCGCCAGTTTCGATGTGGTAGACGTTGCCCAGCACGGCAGGGCGCTTGACCGGCGTGTGCCCCACCACCACCGCGCGCACGCCGCCGACACCGTGGTGCTGCTCATGGGTGATCCGGCTGCGCGACCACTGCACCGCTTCCTCAACGTTGCGCATTCCCGGCATGCAGCCATCAGCCCAGGATTCGAGCATGCCCCAGGTCGGGAATGGGCAATCGGCGTGCACGATCCCGATCAGGCCCTGGGGCGTCATCACTTCGATGATCAGCGGCAGGTCGGCCAGCAGCTCGACATAGCACGCCTGCTCCACGGAGGATCTGGCATAGAGCCAGGCCCCGCCGTTGAAAAGGTGTACGTCACCGATGCGGCCGGACGGATCGAACCGGTACGCCTCAATTGCCATCTGCTCGTGGTTGCCGCGCACGGCATGGAACCATGGCTTGGCCAGCCACGTATCCACCTGGTCAGACTCGGGCCCGCGGTCGACCAGGTCGCCCACCGAGAACAGCCGATCAGCAGCAGGGTTGAATCCGACCGCGTCCAAGACGCGCTGCAGGCGAGTGAAGTGGCCGTGGATATCGCCCACGGCGAAGTCGCGGCCGGCGGTGTTGATGGTAAATCGTTGCAGGATCATGGCCGCTGCCCCAGTGCTTGCTTCATCAGCAGGTATGTCTTTGGTGCCCGTTTGCTCGCCGACCAGTCCAGGCCCGCCTCGCTTAGGAAGGACTGAACGATCTCGTCCCAGCGCGCCGCCAGGCCGGACCACATCACGCCGTGCTGAGCCATTTCCCCGATTCGCGGCTTCCACTCAGGGATCAGCTCGAGCAGCAGCAGGCAGCGATTCAGGTCGTCAGGATCGAGCGGATAGTCGAGGTAGCCGCACCTCGGCGTCAGACCCAGCATGTGATCGTGAATGGCCCGCGACGACATACCGACCTCGCCGTCGCGCATCCACGCCGCTGCACGCTGCTCGACGGTCTTGTCAGCGCCCGGCATCGTGGTGTCGTATCCCAGTGGGCAGCCTGCCGCCGCGATTGCGTCTACGCAGGCCTGCTCGAACTTTTTCTGGCTTACCCGGCCCTGAATCAGGTCATTCATGACCGGGGTGATAGCGTCCAGCTGACGCTGGTTCAGCTTGTAACCCTGCAATACGATGCTCATGCGCGACCTCCCGCCAGCGCAGCCAGCTCCGCCACCAAGGCATCGGCGCGCCCGTAGAACTTCCCGGCGTCCTCATTCACGAATCGCTCGAGCACGGTGGCCACCGCTTGCTGATTGGCCAGGCCGCGTAGGTCCGCCTCGGCGAGCGGTGTGTCAGTCGATGGTGCGTGCACGAAAGCTTCCTGCCTGATCAGCAGGGTGCGCACTGGCCTGATGCCTTTCACACGGCTCACCCAGTTCGTCTCGGGCGTGCACCATGGCAGCATGGCCATGTACCAGGCCGTGGCCGAGTTGGCCTTTTGGCTGCTGGTCCAGTAGTCGTGGGCGCAAACGAAGGCCTGGGCGGCTTCCTTGTTCTGGCCGAGGCCCTGCCGCCCCCAGTCGGGCAGTTGGAGCAGGTTGCAGCGCAGCACCTGCAGTTCCTCGATCGACGGGATGTGCCAGCCCCAGGTGCCACGGATGTTCATGCCCAGCACCTTTCGGGCGATGGCACTGCCCTCGGCGGCCATCGCCTGGGTGTTGGCCATGCCGTCGAAGCGAGACGTGGCGCCACGGATACGCGGGCGAGGGCCTTCCTCCTGCCACCAGTGGGCGGCCACCTCGAAATCCCGGCCTGCATCGATCACCGCGTGTTCGGCGCCGTCGAAGAAGATCCGGCCGGCGTAGAATCCGCCGCTCAGGGGCTGGCCCACGGCGGGGAGGGCGGCGGGGTTGATTGCTCGACGCTTGTTCATGAGAGCCTCCGGAAGTGGTCGGCCAGCACGCGGCGTCCATCCAGACCGCAAGCGGCCGATAGAGCGGCGACCTGACCGAAGGTGGTTTCGCGATGCTGGAGGGCATCCCACAGTTGCAGCAGTAGGGATGCGCGGCTCATGGCTGCTGCTCCTGCGCCGCTGTTTGCAATGCGGCCTGGAGGCGTAGAGCTGCGTCAATCTCGCTATCCATTTGGGAGAAGTCGAGGCTGTCTCGCCTGCTCAAAGCCAGGAGAGTGGCGTATGCATCCTGGAGGCGGCCATGCTGGCGTAGCCACCGATACCGGCGCGCATCGGCAGCCATGCGGACGTGCTCGTCGATGTCGAAGGCGCACCCGGGTTGGTCGACGAGGACCGAGTCTTTCACCTCAGCAGCAAGCACCAGGGCGTCGAGCAGTGCGTTGGCCTTTTGGCCACGATCCAGATACTCGCGGATCGCGATAACTATCAGGCCGTTCATCGAGCGCTCATCGGCTTGCGCAGTTGCTGCAACCTGGTCGCGCATTCCGTCCGGCAGGCGGACAACGAATTTGTCGAGGCTGTGGCTATCAAACGCCATGTTGCACCTCCTGCCCACTGGTACGCGCTGCAGCTTCTTCGGCCAGCAGCTGGCGCCATTCGGGCTCAGTGCGATTGCCATAGAGCGGCTCTGAACGATCCGGCCCTGGCGCAGCTGCTGGCGCTGGCAACTTCTCGCCAGCCTGGATTCGCTCGTAGATCTCCTGACGGTGCACGGCCACACCTTCCGGTGCGGCAATGCCCAGGCGGACCTGCATACCGTTGACGCCCAGCACTGTGACGCTGATGTCATCGTTGATGCGGATGGTTTCGCCTATGCGGCGAGTGAGGATCAACATGGTCAAACTCCTTTTATTCAGGCAAGCCGAGGGCCTGCCGCGGTTGTTGGCTTTCGCAAAACTGGTTTGGTCAAATCAGGTGGTAGGCGTCACGCCACCGGCAGGGCGCAGTCGACGCGCCGGGTTGCAACTCGGGTTTCCACCCGGCGCTCGCCGCTGTTACCGCTGCGCCGGACGCGAAGCATATGGTCGTCGCCGATCAGTCCGTGTATGGCCATCAGCAGGGCCAGGGCGGTAGCGGCTGGGCTGATGATCCCGCGCCTAAATGCCTCAGCCAGCAATGCAGTACGCTTGGTCATGCCCCACTTGGTTCCGAGTGCCAGCATCCGTTTCTTGACGCCGTCCTCGCTGATCCCAAGCGCCCGAGCAACTTCTTTACCCGAAGCACCGCCCGCGATCGCCAGCAAGCACTCCAGCTCACGCGGCGCTGCGCCTTGGCCCAGGAGCCCTTGCCAATTACCGATGGTGATTGAGGTTGCTGCAGTCATAGTGGTAGCTCCGTGCTGGTTGGCTATGTGGCAAAGAGTACCAATTGGATAATTTTGGTCAATCCTTTTGGTAAATATTTTTTCCAAAAAAAAGGCCCGCTCATCGGCGGGCCCTTTACCGGCAGGGATCAAACCCTGCTTCCACTCCACACAAATACCACCCTTCCTAGGATCTGCACTCGCTCCTCCAAGTCCTCTGGGACTACGATTTCTTTGTACTTTGGGTTGTCGGACACAATCCGTATGCCCGATACCTCCCGCTGGATTCTCTTTACCAGCAATGACGTGCTCATGGCTATCAGGTAGACGGCGTCGTAAGAAACCGAATTCACACCAGTATCAATGAGAAGCAGATCACCATGCTTGATCGTGGGCGACATCGATTCGCCCATTCCGGTGATGATTCTGAGGTTCGATATATCGGTCATGGCTACCGTGCGTCGCAGCCATTCGACCTCAAGGGACATTCTGCTAGCCACTACCTCGGTCTCCGGAGCGAAGCGACCTGGGCCCATCGACGCCTCAACATCCATCACGGGGATATCAATATGCCCGCTGTATCTCTCGATCTTTTGGGCCAGGCGAACTGGTATATCCAAGTGAACAGGTGAAATCGAATCTGGGTTAGTCGCCGGGTCCCATGCCCCGCCAGCCTCAAGCTTTGTAAGAGGCATATCAAGGTAGCCAGGATCTACTCCCAGTGATCTCTCAATCTCTCGCGCCATGGTTTCTCCAATGTTCCTTGAGTGGGCGGGATTGTCTGAAAACAGCCTCGAAACGTACGAAGCAGGCTTGCCAATGGCCTCGGCCAGAGAGGACTTACGCCCGCTGAACATGGTGAGAAGGAGCTTATGAAGGCGGTGGCGCCGGATGTCTTTGATTTCCATACCTGAAATGTACCTTTTATTTCCCATGAGGGAAATTACCTTGAAATGGTACATTTTCTGAGTAAGCTAGGACGAAAATGCACCATTAGGTAAATTCAATGAACCTGGCTGACTACCTAGAAACCTTGCCTAGGGGCGGAAAGAAACTACTCGCCTTGCGGCTTGGTGTGACCGCCTCCTATTTGTCTCGCCTCGTTTCAGGTGATCGATCTGTAACCGCTGAGCGGGCCATCCAAATCGAAGAAGCTACTGACGGGGCTGTTACTCGCTTTGAGCTTCGACCAGACATCCAGTGGGTGATTCCCAAGCGACCCAAGCGTAATGCCAAGTTGCCCACACGGGAAACAAATGTACAGACAGACCCACGGCAATACAGCTCCACCTACAGGGCTGTTAATCCATCCAGTACTGCGCAGGCCTCTCCATGACGGCCCCGGCATCCTTGTTTTTGTTGTCCGGCTGACTTTTCTCCAGGCAACAAAAAACCCGCTGCCAGGCGGGTTCTTAACCGACCTCTGCCAGGAGGTCTTGCAACATCACCTTGTCTTAGGAGGATGCGCTATGTCGCACCCGAAAAATACCACCACGCCTTCACAGGCGCAACTGCCTCTTCTTCGCCCCATGGATTTCGGCTCGCATGAGCTTGAGGGTGATGCGGTGTTTGGCATCAAGGCCGACGTTGGCCTGATGGAGGGAATGGCGCTTGCTGTTGGGCTGACCGAAGGCATTCACCAGATCGCACATAGGCTCGAACTGGCCGCGAACATGGGTGAAACCATTCGCACCAATGAACTAAGGGCCCTGGCCTTCCTGGCTGATGCCGCGAATACGCTTAACCGTAGCGCCCAGGTCGCACTGGAAAAATGGGAGGCGCGGTGATGAAAACCCCACCAGTTACCTCGGCATGTCCTTTCGCTAATTACGGCACCGACGACGTGCTGGAGGCCTCTGAAGGCATCCCTGTGCATGTCTCATTGAATGCCGCGACCGACCGTCTGGAAGCAGTCGTGGCCGGGCTTCGCGAGCTGATGCAGGAACCTGCAGTGACGCAGCTCGCGACCCTGACCTTCTACGCAGCCGAGGCGGCGCTGGCGCTTGTTTACGCGTCGCATGCTGGCGTCGAGTCCCGCCAGGGAGGCGCCGCATGAGCATGGATGAACTCGAAACCATCGCGCACGACGCCACCTTTCAGATCCAGTGCGCCATGACCCATATCGACTGGCTGCGTGCGGTCCTGCGCGTGACCGAAGATCGGCTGAAGCTCGCTGGCGACAAGCATGGAGCCACGGTCGTGAATTTGGCCGTCTACCACGCCGATAGCTGCCACAACGATCTGGACTGCGAGCGCGAAAACCTGGAGCGCCGCATCGACGCAGCGACCGCCGCGCCACGAAATTCAGAATTGGCAATTTGTGGCGCGGGCGAACCTGAGCGTTTGTCCCTGGTGGATTTTGCCAAGGGTCGCCAGCACGAAGCGGCTAGGGATCTTGGCATTCAGCAGGCCGCGATCAGCAAAGCAATCCGAGTTGGGCGCAAGATCTTCGTTATTCGCGAGGCTAATGGTTCCTGCAGAGCCATTGAGGAGAAGCCATTCCCCTCTCCGCAGTTTGGAGGTGGAGCATGAATCTGATCACTACCACCGCGCTCACCATGTCTTCGCAAGAGATCGCCGATCTCGTCGGGTCACGTCACGACAACGTAAAGCGTGCCGTAGAGCGGATCGCCGGCAAAGGCGTAATTCAACTCCCTCCAATGGAGGAAGTTAAAAACCACCTCGGCCAGGCCGTCGAGCAGTACCTGTTCTCAGGAGAGAAGGGGAAGCGCGATTCGATTGTGGTCGTCGCCCAGCTCAGCCCGGAGTTCACTGCCGAGCTGGTTGATCGCTGGCAAAAGCTCGAGGAGCAAGTGGCAGTACCTGCCCTGCCCACCGACTACATCACGGCTCTAGAGCACCTGCTGGCCTCGAAACGCTCCGAGCAGTTGGCGCTCGAGCAGCGTGACCATGCGATCGCGACCAAGGCCGAGATCGGCAGCCGACGTGAAGCCACGGCCATGGCCAAAGCGTCTGCCGCTGTCCGTGAGGCTGCCAAGCTCCGGGATGAACTCGGCTTCAGCACCAGGCACGCCACAATTCTCAAGGTCGAGGCCGCAACCAACCGCCGCTTCAGCTTCGTCAACCTGCGCCGGTGGTGCAAGGCAAATGGCGTAACCCCTGAAACCGTTCAAGACAAGCGATATGCCGAGGGCGTGAAGGCATGGCCTGCCGCTGCCTGGGCTGCTGTCTTCGACATCGACTTGGCCGAGCTTTTCGGCACAGCAGGAGAGCACGAATGACCCTCATCAAACTCAAGATCGCCGAGAAACTCGCCAAGATTGCGCGTAGGCCTGACCACTCGCCGAGCGCCATGTTGATTCTGACTCAGCGAATGGTGCGCATCAGTTTGGCGAAGCTGGCTGAAATCCGAGCAGAACGCCGGGTATTCAGGCGCGAGGCTGCAAAGCTGCGGGCGTACCCGTTCAGTCAGCAGCAGATGGATAAGCTTGAGGATCTGTCCCGCATCCACCGCGAGAACGATTTCCAAGACATCAAACGGGGTCTTATTGGCATGGGGTATCACCTCATTAAGGATACCGACAACAGCTACGACGCCATCGGGTTCGACGCTCTCTGCGACTTGTTGAGTATTAACCCAGTGCACCGCCCGGCGATTCCATGCGACGAGCGGGGTCTGGCGGGCTTGATCTACGTCGCTCGGCTCGAAAACAGCGTAAGCCCTCAATCGGATGAGTGGGGGAGGGGCGGGCCGCTGTTCGAGGCTTGCTTCTTGACCATCATCGATTGGATCAAGACGGCACCGGAGGGTGATCTACCCGATCTGTTCGGGCCTGGGTCGCCGTTCGCTGGCGCTCAGATCGTTCCAGCCAAGCCAGGGGAGACTCTCCAATGACCCCGACCCCTAAGCCTGTCCAGGCGCCCCAGCAGCGCGCTGGCGCGTTAATCATGCCGAGCGGATGGCCTTGCTGCGATCTGTTCAAGCTGTTCCCGGAAGAAGCCCGCTGGCAGTTCTACGAGTGGGTGAAACAGCAGCGGGCGTTTCTTGAGAAACATGGCTGGATTTTCGAGGAAGCGTACGACCAATACGTGCGTCGTGTCACAGAGGAGCTTGACCTGTGAGCACCATTCTGATGACCGCCTGCTGGCCGCTCGAAATGAGCGCCGCCCAAAAGTCGGTACTGATCTCGTTGGCTGACAATGCCAACGACGACGGCGTTTGCTGGCCCTCGATCGCGAGGATCTGCGAGCGCACTTGCCTCAAAGAACGGGCGGTGCGTAATGCAATTCGGTGGTTGGAAAGCGTCAGCCTGCTGGTGGCAAAAGAGCGCGCCGGGCGGTCGACCTACTACGTCGTAACCCCGGCATCTTATGCCCCCGGCATTAAATGCCCCCCAGCACCAGATGCCGGGGACCCCGGCACCGCGTGCCCCACCCCCCGGCACCAGATGCCGGACACCCCGGCACCAGATGCCCCCAGAACCGTAATAGAACCCAAAGGTGAACCATCAAAGAACCGTAAAAGGGGAACTGATGGGTTCACGGTTGAGCAGATGCTCGAATTGGCACCCGCTGATCTGAGCGAGCAAACCGCCCGTGATTACTTCCAGTTCCGGAAGAAGAAGGGGCAGCTCAATACCACTATCTGGAACACCGTGCTGAAGGAGCTGGAAGTCTCTCGCGCTGCCGGGATTGATGCCGATACCGCGCTGGCTGAGGCAATGACGGCTGGCTGGCAGGGGTTCAAAACAGCCTGGTTGGTTGACCGCCTCAAGAAAGCCGCCTGGATGTCAGGTACCCGAGGGGCGGGCCAATCGCATCACACCGACCTCGACAAGATTGACCACACCGAAGGCCTGGTACGCCAGCCAAACGGTACTTACCGGGTAGCACGATCATGAACACACCAAAAACACTGGATTACCAGCCTGGCCAGTGCCGTGTGCACGGCGATTTCACTGACGAGCTGATCGAATCGTTCTCGGGCGATCACTTCTGGCAGGGCTGCACTCGCTGCCAGTTCGATGCGCTGCATTCGGCTGATGAAGCGGTGCGCAAGCCGGCGCAGGCTATTCGGCGTGACCGCGCGATGAACGTCAGTCTGATGGCCTCTGATATCCCGCTGCGCTTCCGGGGTGCCACTTTGGACGCCTACCGCACCGATACCGAAGGGCAAGCCGTGGCGTTGACTGAGTGCCGTGACTACGTGCACGGGTTCGAACGCAACTGGGAGCTGGGGCGCTCGATGATGCTGCTGGGTGACGTTGGTACCGGCAAGACTCACTTGGCCTGTGCCGTTGCCCAGCAGGTGATCCGCGCCTATGGGGCGTCTGCGCGTTACACCATGGCCATCGAGATCATCCGCGACCTCAAGATGACCTTCGACAAGAAATCCGAGCGGACCGAGCGCGATGTTTACGCCGCTCTGCTGGCGCCTGACCTGCTGGTGATCGACGAGGTGGGCGTTCAGCACGGCAGTGACTTCGAGCGGCAGGTGCTTTTCGAGGTGATCGACTCCCGGTACCGCCAGCTCATGCCGACCATCGTGATTTCCAACCTGGGCCTGGCCGGCTTGCGCAAGTGCCTGGGGGACCGTGCAGTTGATCGTCTGACCGATGCCGGTGGCCCAGCCGTCCTGTTCACCTGGGCCTCGGCGCGAGGTGAGGCATGAGCGAATTTGTGATGGGCTACCCCGAGGCCGAGCACGGGGTCTTGGGGGCGATCATGCTTGCGTCTCTCGATGGCAACACCGCGCTGGTGGACGAAATCGTGAGCCAGATGACCAGCGCAGACTTCCTCTACGACGACCACGCGGCCCTGTTCGACGTGATCCGTGATTGCCTGCATCGTGGCCTGCCAGTTGATGCGGTTACGGTCGGTGATGTGCAGCGCACTCTGCCGAGCGGGCTAGGCACCTTGGCATTCGCAGTGGACCTCTGCCGGAACGTGCCCTCGGTGGCCAACGCGATGGCGTACGCAAAACAGGTCAAGCAGTGGGCGGTGATCCGCCAGGTGGTCGACATCGGCCATTCCGCGAAGGCTGCTGTTGCAAACGGCCTAGTGCCGGACGAGATCATTGCCCAGGCCCAGCAGTCCATTGCTGACCTGCGTGACCTGCAGGGTGCTGAGAAGGCCGGATACAAGCGAATGGCCGAAGTTCTGCCCAAGGTGTTCGACGGAATGCAGGAGGTGCTGGACGACCGCGCCCCGCCAAAGCTTTCCACCGGCCTGGCCGACCTGGACAAGCTGATCGGCTTCCTGCGCCCCAAGAGCATGGTGGTCATCGCCGGCCGCCCAGGCAGCGGCAAGACCATGCTGGGCCTGCAGATCGTCAACCACATCGCCATCCGTGGCGCCGGGGTTGGCCTGATCTTCAGCCTGGAAATGGACGAGAAGGAACTGACCGTCCGCACCATCGCTTCCCAGGGCGGTATCGACTTGCGCCGCATGGAGGAGGTCAAGAGCCTGGACGAGGACGAATGGCAGCGCATCGGGACCGCTGGCAGCAAGATCGAGGCCGCGCAGCTCTACCTGAACGACACGCCCGGCATGACCATGAGTGCCATTCGCTCGGAGGCTCGCAAGCTCCAGCGCGAACAGGGCCTCGACATCTTGATGATCGACTACTTGGGGCTGGTGGGCACCGAAGGCAGGAATCAGAACCGCGCCGATGCCGTGGCGAAAGTCTCCATCGCCCTGAAGAACCTGGCCAAGGAACTGGGTGTGCCAGTGCTGGTGCTGGCGCAGCTCAACCGCAACCCCGCGAGCCGTCCCGGCAAGAAGCCTCAGGCAAGCGACCTGCGCGACTCTGGCCAGATTGAGCAGGACGCCGACGCGGTAATCCTTGTGCACCACGACCCTGAGTCGGAAGCGGGTGAGCAGGGTGTCACCGAGCTGATCCTGGATAAGGGGCGCCAGGCCCCGCAGGGCTCTTGCCTGGTACAGCGCCAAGGGCAGTACGCCCGATTCGTCAACTTCGCCGGAAGCCGCCTCCCACCTGACGACGAAGTCGAGATGGGCCGCGTCCTGAATTTCTCCAAGCACCGTAAGGGGAGCAAGCATGAAACTTTCTGATCTTTGGACAGGCCACAAACCGCCAGCACGTACGCCTGCAAGCCCGGTCGTCTCGGTAACCGTCACCAAGCGTGCTGGCGCTGAACAGCCCACTGCCAGTGGCAACACCCCAGCGCCAAGCACTGGCCTGCGCGGGCCTATGCCACTACCAGCCACCCTGGTCGAGTGCGAGGCGCTGGAAGAAATCCTGGCCCGCGACGCCATCCGCCTTGAGTGCCAGATCGGCCAGGCCAAGGGCAGGGCGGTATCCGAAGGCAAGTACGCCAACCCCGACTGGTACCACCGCGCCAAGGCAGCGCTCAAGCACATCAACCGGGACCGCCAGCGCTTGGTACAGCACATGCGAGCGCTGCGGGTGGAGGAGCGGCGCAACTGCCCAGCCTGGCAGGCACGTGACAAGGCCATCCTGCGCGAGCTCAATGCCAGGGTATCCAAGGAGCTGTATGACGAGTGCGTGCGGGTAGTGGACCAAGACCTGGAGGCAATTCGATGAGCAAGGTAAACGCGGTCGCACCGCAGAAGATCCTCACGCCGGTCGAGCGAGAGTTCCTGAAGAAAGGCAACCGGATGATGCTTGACCAGCCCAATGGCCGCATTGGCGCGGCTGCCTTGATGGATATCGTGGTGGACTGGCTCGGCTCGCGCTCCAACCACGGATTCGAGCAGTTCGCAAAGGCCTGGATCATCCAGGGTGGCGCCAAGAACAAACACGCCTACAAGCTGCTGTGCGAGCTGTTCGGGCTAGACACCGACCCTACGCCCCGGAGGGCTGCATGAAGAAACGAACCTACGTGGACAAGGCCCTCGGTGACACCGAATACATGCTCGAGCAGTGGGGTTGGTGGCGGATGTGCGAGATGGGAGTACCTCGCTACGTGTCACCGCTATACGCGCTTATGCGCGACAACGTGCCCATCGAGGGCGGTATTCGGCAGCACGTCATCACCGACGATCTGGCGCTGATCATCGATGGCGCCGTGGCCAGGCTGACAAAGCGCAACCAGCAGATGGGTGACTTTGTGTGGGCCTACTACGGCTCAAAGCACCCAGCTATGCGGGTCGGAAGGGAGGCGGGCATGTCCGAGCGAAAGGCAAGGGAGATTATCAAGGCTGGCGTGGCATGGATCGATTGCGCGCTCGAAGAAATTCGAGAGGCTGCGTAAAAAGTTCTATGCGGGCGGATAAACACCTGTTTTCATAGCAGCGTGTCCAGCTTGCAAGCAACGTGACACTCAAAAGCCCCAGCAATGCCGCTGGGGTTTTTGTTTTTGGGTTTTTTTACAAACGGCGGAACGAATTGATGGCACTATCGTTCTGATAGTTTGCTCAGAAAAACCATTAGGATTCCGTGATCATGAAAAAAATCATCGCTGCTGCGGTGTTCTCCCTATTGGCCACCGGGACACAGGCTGCTGATCTATCTGGCGCAATCGGTGCGACTAGTCAGGGCGGCTTGACCGCTCGCGCAGCTGTAGGCTTTGACTGGGATAAGAGCTGGTTAGAAAGCAGCACTGGCCGCCTAACCGGTTATTGGGATGCTGGCTACACCTATTGGGAAGCAGGAGATGCTTCTGGTGGGGCCCACTCGTTGTCCTTTGCACCCGTGTTCGTTTATGAGTTTGGCAGCGGTAACGTGAAGCCTTTCATTGAAGCGGGCATCGGTGTTGCAGTGTTCTCCGGTACATCAGCAGGCGACCAAGACTTTGGTTCATCCTTCAACTTCGAAGATCGCATCGGGGCAGGCTTGAAGATCGGCGAGACGCAGAAGGTTGGTATCAGAGCGATCCACTACTCCAACGCTGGCATCAAGCAGCCGAACGACGGCATCGAGTCATACTCGCTGTTCTATAGCCACCGGATTTGATTTGGATAGTCCCGTCTCGTCCGCCATGCGCGGACGTTACGGGTTTAGGCATAGAGCGTGATGCGCACATCGGAAATGCCCAAATCGGCAACCGCCATGGCCAAATCTTCACGAGCGACCGGGAGCGGCACGCGCATTGCCGTCAGGGGATCTGTATGAGCATGCAGCCGCAGAAGCACAGCAAGAGCATCATCCTGGCGAAATGACGTCGGCGAATCGCAAACCCAAAATCGGGCATGTCCTCTGAGGTTGTAGTCGATTTTATATTTCATGCGATGCTCGATTTTTTCCAATGAACATCCGTAATGCCGTAGCGCTCTGCCAAGGGCCGCGAGATTTTTTTTAAGTCAGCCGTTCTGAACCTGGGAATTACCCCAACGCCCGCATCACAGGCGGCCCAATGCCAGGCTTCCGCGTTATCCATTTTTTCTGTACGGATGATAAAACTACGCGCCTCACCATGAAGCTGATACTCAATGAGGAATAGCGCTTGATTGAGCATTTCCATTTCCTGTAAGAGGCCAGCCCGGCCATCGATACTTTTAGCGTTTAGGTGAAGGTAAGGCAAGGGCAATTGCCCCACGCCGACTATCTATGCGCTCTACGTCATAGTTTGGAGAAAAATGGACCCGACCGACCTCGGCCCAGGCACAGCCACCTGGCTGGGCGGTAGTGGCATCGTTGTTACGGGCGCACTGCTTTGGGTGCGCCGCTTCCTGTCGAAAGATGCAGCTGATCGCGCCATGGACACTGCCGACATCGGCACAGTCCGCCGACTGAATGAGCTGCTCGACTCCGAGCGTGAGGCCCGTAAGCTTGCAGAGGCCCGCGCCGACCAGTTCGCCAAGGAGCGGAACGACCTCGCCGCTACCGTCGGGCGCCTTGAGGGCAAGATCGAGGCGCTGACCGGCCAGGTCGGACAGCTCACCAAGCAAGTCACAGCGCAGAGCGAGGAGATTGCTCGCTTGCGTGAAGCCCGGAGGTAAATCGTGATGGACACATGCGCGCTGCAATTCATCGCCCGGCGCTGGTGGCGTAGGGCTGAGGTCTGGTTCATCGCTGGGCTGCTGGTTGCTGGTGGGGCTGCGCTGGGTTGGCAGTCGGCCTATTGGGCCATGACCACCGCCCAGGCCAACCAGGTGAAGCAGATCCGCGATGCCTATGACGCCGCGATGGCTGAGCGCGACAAGCGCTTGTCTGAATTGACAATCAAGGCCGAAAGCGCTGCGACCAAGGCATCCAAGGCGGCGACCACTGCGACTCAGGCGGCAGACAAGGCTGATGAGGCTCTCAATCGGGTATCGCCGTAAGCGCGGCACATCGCCTACAGGTGCTGTTTCATGGCGCGAAGCTGACAACAGATCAGTCACCTATCTTTTGGCGCCGGTCGAAAATGGAGATCGCCAGCCTTTTTCCCTGACGACCGCCTGTTCTAGCTGGTGAATTCGATAGTCAAGCCGCATGACCGCTAATGGATCGGTGCTGTCTGAGTGATCGTGCAGCATGCTGGACAGCCGCTTGAGTTGGCTAATCAGCTCCAAATGTTTTGTGGCGAGATCCTTTTTACCGTCCATAGCGTCCTTCTCCATTAATCCTTACAAACAGTATAGAGGATCACCCGTGGACAACCAGCACAAGAAAATTACCGGGTACCGCGACCTCACACAGAGCGAGATCGACGGTATGAACTCGATTAAGGCTCTGGAGGCTGATGCCGGTGAGCTGTTCAAGCAGATCGGCCAAATCGAAGGCGTGGATCAGCGCACCTTGGCCTTGGCCAAGACCAACTTGCAGCAGGGTTTAATGTGGTTCATGCGCTCGATTGCCAAGCCCGCTGACCCGTTCGCCTGATGGCCTGTAGTGGATGCGCCGCCCGGCGCGATTGGTTGAACAAATGGTCCAAGGTGGCATATGAGCGAGCAAGAAATCTTTTCACGCCAGATCGAGAGCCTGAGCCCGAAGAAGGGCGATCTCCTGGTGATCAGCGTTCCATTCCCAATCAAAGCGGAAGTACGCGAGCGGCTGACTCAGCACCTGGCGGGGACGGCTGATCGACTCCAGTGTGAGCTGGTCGTGCTTGAGGCGGGCATCACTGCCCAGTTGCAACCAAGCGTGAGCGACCTGCTGGCCGAGCAGCAGAAACAGACCGCGCTTCTCGAGCAGATCGCTACACAGAACCTAGCGCTGATTGAGGCGCTGGCTGACGGTGATGATATGGATCCAGACTCCGAGCCGCGAACCTACTTGGACGGAACGCCGTGCCGCTGAGACCACAACGCCCGTGCAAGGCCCAGGGATGTCGGGCACTCCACCGTAATGCCAGCGGCTACTGCGATACCCACGCTGAGCAGGTAAAGCGCTACGCCAAAGAGAAGCCGCGCGAAAGCTCGACAGCTCGCGGGTACGGGTACAAGTGGCAGCAGGCTCGTGCCGGGTTCTTGGCCAAGCATCCACTGTGCATCAAGTGTCAGGCCCGCGGCTTGGTAGTTGTGGCCACGGACGTTGACCACATTGAGCCTCACAAGGGTGACATGGTGGTGTTCTGGGATCGGTCGAATTGGCAGGCCCTGTGTGCCTCATGCCACTCGACCAAGACGGCCGGTGAGGATGGTGGTTTCGGCAATTCTCGGCGGAAATGATCAAGAATCGATCAAATTAGCAGTTAATGAGATTGATTCTCCCAAAGGGGGAGGGGGAGGGTAGAAAGTTCAGGCCCTTTCGTTTCTAGACCGCGCCCTCAATCGTTTTTTTACACCCGCGAAATATAAAGTTTAGTGGAGGCGCCGATGCCAGGGGTTGCCGGGCGCTCCGGCCGTCGCCCAAAACCCACGGCCCAGAAGGCGCTGGCCGGGAATCCTGGCAAGCGCAAGCTGAACAAGGATGAACCGGACTTCGCTCTGGTGACCAACGTCGATCCGCCGGAATGGTTGTGTGAGCACGCCACTCGGGTGTGGCAGATGCTGGTGCCGGAGCTGCTCCGTGCCAAGGTTCTCGCGCTCACCGATATGCACAACGTCGAGGCGTTTTGTACTGCCTACGGCAACTGGCGGATGGCTCAGGAGTCAGTGCGCACCCACGGCATCGTGGTCGCGGGAGCCACAGGAGGTCCGGTTAAAAATCCGGCACTCACTGCTGCCAACGAAGCGATGCGTCAAATGGTCACTTTCGGCTCGATGCTGGGCCTGGACCCCGCCAGCCGAACCCGAATCATCGGCGGCAATAAGCAGAAAACGACCAACCCCTTCGCCGGCCTCTTGAGTGACCCATGACCAGAACCAAGTACACCAACGTCGACAAGGCGATGGTGTGGGCAAAGTCCGTCCTCAAGGGCAAGTTTCCGGCATGCCGCTACATCCATCAGGCGATCGAGCGGCACTTCGAAGACGTCGCGGCCAGCAAGTCCAAGAGCTACCCCTACAAGTTTGACCCGGCCAAGGCCGAGAAGAAGTTGCGGCTGATGCAGCTGCTGCCGCACACGAAAGGCGAGTGGGCCTTCAAGCGGCAGCTGATCACCCTGGAGCCGTGGCAGCTGTTCGGCCTGGCCTGCACCTTCGGGTGGGTGCGGAAGAAGGGCGGGTACCGGCGCTTTCGCGAAAGCTACTGGGAGGTGCCGCGCAAGAACGGCAAGTCGGTGATCGCCGCCGGCGTCGGCATCAGCATGTTCGTCGCCGACAACGAGTTCGGCGCCGAGGTCTACTCCGGCGCGACCACCGAGAAACAGGCGTGGGAGGTGTTTCGCCCGGCCAGGCTGATGGTCAGTCGCTCGGCCATGCTGATGGAGGCGGCAGGTATCGAGGTGAACGCCTCGAACCTGAACATCCCGTCCAACGGCAGCCGCTTCGAGCCGCTGATTGGCAACCCTGGTGACGGTGCATCGCCGTCCTGCGCGATCATCGACGAATTCCACGAACACGACAGTGCGGCCCAGTACGACACCATGCTCACCGGCATGGGCGCCCGCCGCCAGCCGCTGATGTTCATCATCACCACGGCCGGCGCGAACATTGAGGGCCCGTGCTACGACAAGCGCCGCCAGGTCATCGAGATGCTGAACGGCACCGTCCCTGATGACGAGTTGTTCGGCTACATCTGGACCTTGGACGAGGGCGACAACTGGACCGACCCGAAGAACCTGGCCAAGGCTAACCCCTGCATGGGGGTGTCGGTGTTCCAGGAGTACCTGGAGAGCCAGCTGGCCAGGGCGATCCGCTCGGCGCGTTTCACCAACACGTTCAAGACCAAGCACCTGAACCTGTGGGTGAGTGCCAAGTCCGGCTTCTTCAATATGGAAAGCTGGAAGGCCTGTGAGGACAAGACTCTCACGCTTGAGCAGTTCGAGGGCCAGGAATGGGTTGCTGGCTTCGACCTGGCGCGGAAGCTGGACATGAACTCTCGGGCTCGCCTGTTCTGGCGGGAGATCGATGGCAAGACTCACTACTACAGCGTGGCGCCGGCGTTTTGGGTTCCTGAAGACACGGCCAACGACGTGGACAGTAAGCGGATGACCGAGCGCTTCCAGGCCTGGATCAACACCGGGCACTTGACCGCCACGCCTGGCGCCGAGATCGATTACCGGGAAATCCTCGAAGACACCAAGGAAGCCAACAAGCTGGCGCCTATCAGGGAAAGCCCGATTGACCCGCACGGTGCCACCGGCCTGAGTCATGAGCTCGACGACGAAGGTTTCAATCCGATCACGATCACGCAGAACTACACCAACATGTCGGACGCCATGAAGGAGCTGGAGGCAGCCATCGAGGCCGGGCGGTTCCATCATGACGGCAACCCAATCATGACCTGGTGTATCGGCAACGTGATTGGCAAGTTCCTGCCGGGCAACGATGACGTGGTGCGCCCGATCAAGCAGGGCGACGACAACAAGATAGACGGCGCAGTCGCGCTGATCATGGCCATCGGGCGAGTGCTGGCGAACGCCGGCGAACCGGACGCAAGCGGCTTCTTTGAAAACCCGATCATGGTGGGACTGTAATGGCACGCGAAAAGAAACCAGGGCGGATCAAGTCTGCTGTGCTGGACTGGCTGGGCGTGCCCATCAGCTTGAAGGATGGCGCATTCTGGCAGGAGTGGTTCGGTACCTCGGCAAGCGGGCAGCACGTAACGGTCGATAAGGCGTTGCAGCTGTCCACCGTCTGGGCCTGCGTACGGCTGCTGTCGGAGTCGGTGTCGACCCTCCCGCTGAAGCTGTATCGCCGGATGCCCGACGGGTCGCGAGAAACCGCCAAGGATCACCCGCTGTTTCGGCTGCTATGCCGGGTGCCAAACAGTGAAATGACTCCACAGCGCTTCATGCTGCTGGTGGTGGCGAGCATCTGCCTTCGAGGCAATGCCTTCGTCGAGAAGAAGTTCATTGGCAACCGCCTGGTCGCGCTGGTCCCGCTGCTGCCTCAGTGCATGAAGGTGAAGCGACAGGACAACGGCAGGCTCAAGTACACCTACGTTGAAAACGGTACCGACCGGGACATCCCCGAAAAGAGCTTGATGCACATCCGTGGTTTCGGCCTGGATGGTGTGTGCGGAATGCTTCCCGTGACTACAGGCCGTGACATTTTCGGCTCAGCCATGTCGGCGGAGGAGGCCGCTGCGAAGGTGTTTGCCCAAGGCATGCAGGCCTCCGGCATCCTCAGTAGCGAGACACTCCTGAAGCCAGAGCAGCGTGAACAGCTGAGGGCCAGCCTTGGCGCCTTCATGGGTTCCAAGAACGCCGGCAAGATCATGGTGGCCGAGGCTGGCATGAAGTATCAGGGCATCACGATGAATCCTGAAGCTGCCCAGATGCTGGAATCCCGCTCGTTCAACGTTGAAGAAATCTGCCGCTGGTTCCGCGTTCCGCCGTTCATGGTCGGGCACATGGACAAGCAATCCAGCTGGGCCAGCTCGGTGGAGGCGCAGAACCTGCACTTTCTGACCAACAGCCTGCGACCGCTGCTCGTCAACATTGAGCAGGAAATCACCCGCTGCCTGATCGGCGAGGCTGACGCCGATGAGTTCTTTGCTGAGTTCGCGGTAGAGGGGCTGCTGCGCGCCGACAGCGCGGGCCGTGGGGCCTGGTACAACACAGCCCTGCAGAATGGCTGGATGAGCCGGAACGAAGTGCGGCGCCTCGAGAACCTGGCCCCGATCCCCGGCGGCGACACCTTTACGGTGCAGTCGGCGCTTGTGCCGCTCGATCAGCTGGGCAAACAGTCGGCTGGCATGTCGCCGGCGGCCACCGCTTTCATGCTGCGCATCGCCGCCGCCAACCAGAGCGGGGACAAAGGTGCGATCAGTGATGCGTTCGACCTGGCGTCCAAGGCGCTGGAGTCTGGAAATCCTGACGGCCCAGTGATGGCCCATGCCCTGATCTCACTGCCACTGCTCAAAGCAGCCTGACCCTGGAGTAACTCATGACACTGAAGACCATTCCGGAGGCTCCGGCGGCACGCCCGCGCGCGCAGATCCACTGCGATCTCATGCCGCTGGCGCTGGAGCGCTGGAACCCGTCGATCAAGGCAGCAGCGACCGACGACAACACCATCACCATGTACGACCCCATTGGCTTCGACTGGTGGACTGGCGAAGGCGTAACGGCCAAGCGCATCAGCGCCGCGCTGCGCTCCATTGGCGACAACGATGTGACCGTGAAGATAAACAGCCCTGGTGGCGATGTCTTCGAAGGCCTGGCCATCTACAACCTACTGCGCGAGCACAAGGGCAAGGTGACCGTTCAGGTGCTGGGCCTGGCTGCCTCGGCCGCATCCTTCATCGCGATGGCCGCCGATGAAATCCAAGTCGCCCGGGCTGGGTTCCTGATGATCCACAACAGCTGGACCATGGCTGCCGGTGATCGCAACGAGATCCGCGAGGTGGCCGACTTCCTTGAGCAAATTGACGGAACCCTGGCCGATATCTACTCGGTTCGCACCGGCGACAAGCCGGAGGCGATGCGCAAGCTGATGGACGTGGAGACCTGGATGGGCGGGAGCGCCGCGATCGAGGCGGGCTTCGCCGACAGCCTGCTTGCTTCAGATGCCATCCAGGAAGATCCCCAGGCGTCCGCGCCTCACCAGGTGGCCGCCCGCCGCCTGGACGTGATCCTTGCCAAGCAAGGCATGTCGCGCACCGACCGGCGCGCGCTGATTCAAGACCTCAAAGCTGGTACGCCTGGCGCTACCAGCTCCGGCAAGCAGAACGCTGCCGAAACACCGGCCGACCTGGCCAACCCCATCGCCGACCTACAAGCCGCACTCGCGCGGTTCTCGGCAGCAGCTATCCAAACCGGAGCATAACCATGAGCGAATCCACCGCAGAACTGCTGAAAAACGTATCCGCTGAATTGAAGAAGGCGACCGACGAATTCAGCAAGCAGGCCGAGAATGCCCTGGCAGAAGCCAAGAAGGCTGGCTCTCTGTCGAACGAGACCAAGGCAACCGTCGACGAGCTGGCCACCAAGTTCAACTCGCTGACCGAGGCCGAGAAGCAGCTGAAAGCGCGCTTGGGTGAAATGGAGCAGGAGCTGGTGCGCAACCCTGGCAACAGCGCCGCCACTCCTCGCGACACCGTTGGTGGCGTCGTGATCAAGAGTGAAGCGCTGAAGCAGTTCGCAGCCAGCATCGAAGGAAATCGCCGCGTGAGCGTTCCGGTGCAGGCCGCCCTGATCAGCTCCGGCGTCGCCGAAGGCGTGGTCGAGCCGCAGCGCCTGCCTGGCATTGATGCCGAGCCGAAGCAGCGCCTGTTCATTCGCGACCTGATTGCCCCGGGCCGAACCACCTCTCCCGCGATCTTCTGGGTGCAGCAGACCGGCTTCACCAACGCCGCGCGTGTCGTGGCTGAGAACACCGCGAAGCCTTACAGCGATATCCAGTTCGCTACCAAGATCACCCCGGTGAGCACCATCGCTCACATGTTCAAGGCGTCCAAGCAGATCCTGGACGACTTCGCGCAGCTGCAGTCCACCATCGACACCGAGATGCGCTACGGCCTGAAGTACGCCGAAGAGCAGGAAATTCTGTTCGGTGACGGCACCGGCGTTCATCTGCACGGCATCGTGCCGCAAGCCACTGCTTTCGCGGCGGCGTTCGAAGTCGACCAGCGGTCCGGTATCGATGATCTGCGCCTGGCAATGTTGCAGGCGCAGCTGGCGCGCCTGCCTGCCTCGGGTCACGTGCTGCACTTCATCGACTGGGCGAAGATCGAACTGACCAAGGACACGCTTGGCCGCTACATCCTGGCCAACCCGCTGGGCCTGACCGGTCCGCTGCTGTGGGGTCTGCCGGTCGTTGCCACCGAGATCGCCGCCTTCCAGGGCAAGTTCCTGACCGGCGCTTTCCAGACTGGCGCTCAGCTGTTCGATCGCGAGGACGCCAACGTGGTGATCTCGACCGAGAACGCCGACGACTTCGAGAAGAACATGATTTCGATCCGCTGCGAGGAGCGGGTCGCACTCGCGGTGAAGCGTCCCGAGGCCTTCATCTACGGCAACTTCACCGCTCCAACCACCCCTTGACCTGAACGGGCCGCCCGCGCGGCGGCCCACCGGAGGCTGTCATGAAGATGAAGACCTTGAAACCGCTCTACCTGGGTGGAAAAACTCTGGTTGAAGGTAGCCCGTTCATCACTGATGAGCAGCACGGCCGAGAGCTTATCCAGAAGGGCTATGCGGAAAAGCATGATGGCGACGATGAAGCGCAGGTCGACCTGACCCTGGGTGATGCTGCTCCAGCCGCGACGACTTCGGCATCTGTTTCGACCGGTACCAAGCCCAAGGCCGCTACCAAGAAGAAGGCAGACTGACCATGTCCGTGATCGCCATCGACCTGGCCATGCACCACCTGCTGGCCGAACCTGACGACCGGGTGCTGGTCCAGGCGCAGCTCGATGCCGCGGAGGAGGCGGCTATGCAGTTCCTCAACCGCCGTTTTTACCTTGACCAGGTGGCCCTTGATGCTGCCCGCGCTGGTGTGCCAGCGGCAATGCAGCAAGCCAAGGAAGCCAACGCAGCAGCCGTAGCTGCCGCTGAGGCGGAGCAGGACCACACCCTGCGCTGCCGGCAGCTGGAATACGCACGCAAAGCGCTGGCGGACGCCTACGACGTGGCGGATTCCATCGCCTACGGCATGGTGCTGAACCCTGCCATCCAGGCGGCTTGCCTGCTCAAGCTGGGTCACCTGTTCGCCAACCGCGAGGAAGTGGTGACGGGTACCACGGTGGCCGAGCTGCCGTTGTCCTCTCAGCACCTCTTGATGCCCTACCGCATGCGGATGGGCGTGTAATGCAGGCCGGCAAGCTCCGACACCGAATCGACATTCAGGAGCTCACCACTGCCCGAGATCCAGTCACCGGTGAGTTCGGCGAGGAACAGTGGGTCACCCGCTGGCCGCGGTGCCCGGCGCGGGTGGCGCCACTGTCTACCCGAGACTTGGTAGCCGCCCAGGCGGGCCAGTCCCAGGCTACATGCCGGATGATCATCCGGTACCGACCTGGCGTGGTTTCGGCGATGCGCATTCTGTACCGCGACGAGGTGTACAGCATCGAAGGCCCGCCGCTGGAAGATCCTGAGTCGGGCAAGGATTACCTGACGCTGCTCGTATCCAAGGGGGTGAAAGATGGCTGACCAAGTCACAGCACGCTTGCAGGGCGCGAAAGCCACTATCGACAAGATGCTGGGTCTCGCGCCCAAGCTCAAGCGCAGTGCTTTGCGCAAAGCCGCCCGGCAGGCCATGAACGTCGTGCGGGACGACGCGCGTACTCGAGCTCGGGCACTGGACGACCCGGCCACCGCTGAGCGGATCTTCCGCAACATCGTTACCCAGGAGGCGGGGCGCCAGGGTCGGCGCGAGGGCGGAGTGGTGATGAGGGTCGGCGTTCGTGGCGGCGCCAGTTCGAACCAGTACAGCAAGGATGCCAGCAGCAACCCAGGCGGCGACACAAGGCACTGGCGTTATCTGGAGTTCGGCACGCAGCACACGCCACCGGCGCCGTTCATGCGGCCGGCGCTGTCGTCCAACGTCACTGCTGTTACCGATCGGTTCATCCAAGTGCTGAGCCGGGAGATCGACGCAGCACTGTGAGGCCCTATGGAACCCCCCATTTTCTCCGTTTGCTCCGGCCACCCGTCCGTGGCCGCGCTGCTAGGCGCGGGCGTGAATTGCCGGCTGTATTCATTCGATGAGGCGCCGGACAAGCCCATCAAGCCCTATGTGGTTTGGCACCTGATCTCGGGCAGCCCCGAGAACTACCTGGCCGGCAGGCCAGACACCGACGGCTTCACCCTGCAGCTGGACGTGTATGCCGCAACCGGCGCGCCAGTTCTGGCCGTCACCAAGGCGCTGTGTGCAGCGATTGAGCCGCGCGCCTATGTCGTCCGCTGGGGAGCCACTGACCGCGACCCAGATACCAAGGACTTCCACCGAAGTTTCGACGTGGACTGGATAGTCCCCCGATGAACCCACCGAGCCCGCCATGTGCGGGCTTTCTTTCGCCCGACAGGAGATCACCATGTCGATTTTGACCCAAGGCACCCAGGTGTACACCTTGATGCCGCCCCTCAATGGCGCTGGCCCATCGACCGTGATGGAGGTCGAGTGCGCAACCGCGTTCAGCCCTGGCGGCGCGCCAGCCGAGCAGATCGAGGATACCTGCCTCAGCGACCTTGATCGGACCTACAAGAAAGGTCTGCGCACGCCGGGCCAGGCGTCTCTGACAATCAACGCAGATCCGAACAGCCCAAGCCACATCCGACTTCATCAGCGTTCGGAGGAGAATGGCGACACCACTCAGAAATGGGCGGTTGGCTGGTCTGACGGCACTGCAGCGCCGACCGTCAATTCCGAAGGCGATGACTTCGAGCTTCCGGAGGAAAGAACCTGGTTCGTCTTCGAAGGTTACGTCGCAGACTTCCCGTTCGACTTTGCTGCCAACGCGGTGGTCAGCACTGCGGTCTCCATTCAACGCTCGGGCGGTTCCGCCTGGATCAAGAAAACTGCCTAAGGGGCCATCATGGATCTCGCGCAACTGAAGAAGAAAGGGGGCGTTATCGCCGACGCCCTGGTACCGAAGGAAGTCGAGTGGAAGCACGCCGACAAGAACGGCAAGCCCATCACCGACAAGTTCACCGTGCACGTCCGCCGGCATGCCTTCGGCGTCATGGAGGCCATGTTCGCCGGTGGCGAGGCCGAGCGCTTCAAGAACGCCCGCTACCTGGCCGCCTCGATCATGCTGGGCAAGGACGGCACCGAGGAGCTGCCGTTCGATGACGCCGTCAATCTCGACTCGGCCCTGGGCATCGTCCTGCTCAATGCCGTCAATGAGGTGAATAACCCTCCAGCAAAGAGCTGACCCTGGCCGACGAGCTGTGGCATGAGCTGGTGCTGAACGGGGTCGGCGGCAGCACGATAGCCGAGGCCAAGGCCACGCTTTCCTACGCGGAAGTGCTGGCCTGGGTCGCCTATCGGGACAAGCACGGATCGCTCAACCTTGCGCGCCGAATCGAGCTCACCGGCGCCTTGATTGCACTGCAGGTCAACCGCGGCTCAGGCGGCAAGGCGGATCTGTACGACTTCATGCCGCACCATGCCCGGCCGGGGACGGATCTTGAGCAGGCGATGAGGGAATGGACATGATCTGATAGAGTTCCATCTTTTACGGGAGGGATTCCATGCAGATTGCCATCCTTGCGGTACTTATATTAATCCTGATCGTGCTGGCGCCTTGGCTCCTTGCTGTCGTTGCTGCGGCAGCGGTTGCCTATGGTCTCTGGGTGGTGGTCACTGGAGTGGCGTTCTTCCTGCTTCTGATCGGTGTGACGTGGTACCACGGCGTTAAGTCGCGCAGGCCATTAATATCAAGTAAAACCGAGATGGCAATTCAGCGCGTGAATGAGGAGTTCAGGCGCAAGCAAGCCGAGCATGCTGCCGAAGATGTGCCAAACGAGTCTGCCCAGGAGAAGCCGAGAAGGCTGATTGCCTGTCGATCTTGCTCGGCCAAAATCGAAAAGTTCAGCATGTTCTGTCCAGCCTGCGGCAAAAAACCCATATAGACGAGCAATGCACGAGACCCGCGAAAGCGGGTTTTTTTATGCCCGGAGAAAATCTATGGCAAGCAGATCGCTTGGCACTCTCACCCTCGATCTGATAGCCAGGATTGGCGGATTTCAGCAAGGGATGGATCAAGCAGCTCGCTCCACGCAGAGAAGCATGGGGCAGGTTGCCCGGCATGCCGAATCGGCCTCGGCGAGTGTTGCTGGGTCGTTCAAGACCATTGCCGGTGCGGCAGCTGCATTTTTCAGTGCACAGCAGGTCGTTGAGTACTCGCAGACCTGGGTAGGCGTGCAGAACCGCATAAAGCAGGTTTCCGAGACGTTTGACGAATTCTCCAGGCAGTCGTCTGCGGTGTTTTCGATCGCACAGAACTCGCAGTCCTCCCTGGAGGCTACGGCCGAGCTCTATCAGCGGATCGCTGCTTCATCGGGACAGCTTGGCGCAACCCAAGAGAAGGTCGCCCAAGTCACGCAGAACATCAGCAAGGCGATGTCTGCTAGCGGTGTCTCTGCCGAGGCCGCGCAAGGTGCTCTGGTCCAACTCGGACAAGCATTTGCGTCCGGTGTGCTTCGTGGCCAGGAACTGAACTCGGTTCTCGAACAGGCGCCTGGCTTGGCTCAGGCGATTGCCGATGGGCTTGGCGTGGCCCGCGAATCACTTCGCTCGATGGGCGAGGCGGGCAAGTTGACCTCCAAGGAGGTGTTCTCTGCCATCCTGAGCCAGACCAGGTCGATCGATGATGCTTTCGCGAGGTCCCAGACAACGGTGTCCGGCGCCTTCCAGGTGATGGAAAATAGCGCTGCCAAGTTCTTTGGCACGCTGGACGAAACGCTTGGCATC